CCCGCACCACCTCCGGCACGTTGAAATTGACCGTCGACGACCGGGGTTTGAAATATGAGGCCAAACCGGGCAATCAAACGTATTCCCGCGACCTCGTCGAAAGTATCCAACGCGGCGACATTTCCGGGTCGTCGTTTGCATTCACCGTGAAACCGGACGGTCAGAAATGGAACGAGGATCGAACCGAACGTTCAATTTTCCGGGTCAATTCTTTGGCCGAGGTTTCCGCAGTCGTTTTTCCGGCATATTCTGACAGTTCCGTAACGGTGCGAAGTGAAGGCGACGACGAAACCCAACCCGAACAGGTCATTCAAGACAACGCAAAACCAACCCAAAAAAACATTTCCATGTCCCTGGAAACAAACGAAATCCGGCGCAAAATGTCGGAACTTAACCAGCGCACCGAAGCGTTGAACAACACCATCGAGGCCGACGGCCGCCAGGCTTTTGCCGAGGAACAAAACGAACTCGACGAAATTGCCACCGAATACGACCGCCTCACCGAAAAATTGAAGCGGGCCGAACAGGTCGAGCGCCAGCGGGCCGCCCTCGCCGTTTCCGGCGGTGCGTCCAAATCTGACGTCGCCGAAGCGCGGGCAATGAACCGCCGGTTCAGCCTTTCAAAGGCCGTAATGGAGGCCGCCTACGGCAACCTTTCCGGTGTGGAGGCCGAATGGAACCAAACCGCACAAAACGAGGCCCGTTCTACGGGTGCCGTTCTCGAAGGCAATTTCGCCATTCCTGAAATGGCATTCCGTGCCGACCAGGCGGGTGTGTTTGGTGCCACGGCCTACGATTCCCCCAACGTTGCCGGAACCGACACCGCCACCGGTGGCGGATTTGTGCCGACCAACGTTGGATCGTTCATCGAACAGTTGCGCCCCGCGCCGCTCGTTGAGGCCATGGGCGCCACCGTCCTGAACGGCCTCACCGGCGACACGGTGTTGCCGCGGGCAAATGCGTTCAATGCCGACGTTGCCGCCGAAGGTGGTGCGTTGGGCCTGGCTGGTACGATTGATTCCATCACGCTGACCCCGAACCGTGTTGGTGGTCAAGGCATTTACACCAAACGGTTGCTGATGCAAGGCGGCGCCGATGTCGACCGCATGATTGCGTCCGAAATGGGTCGTGCCATTACCGAAAAAATCGACGCCCTTTGTGTCGAAGGCACCACGCCCGCCGGTTTGCAAGCCGCCAACCAACATACCGATGTTTCGACGGCCGTCATCGACGCCGCGTTGGCCGATGCCGAAGGCGCTTACATTGCCGCCGGTGGTGACCCGAACGCGTCCGCGATTCTGCTCGGCCCGGCCGCGCACACCGTTGCCCGGACGCAAGCTCTTATCGACAACGTCGCCCCGTTGTACGACAACGCCAGCGGCATGACCATTTTCGGTCGCCCGGTGTATGTGTCGAAGCACGTTACCGATTCCGCCGCCGCGCCGGAGTTCTACTACCTCGATCCCCGTACCATCGTCCTGGCATTCTTCGGAACGGGAATCGATTTCATTGCCGATGTTTATAGTAACGCCGCCAATTCGGAGGTTCGACTCTTTGCACATAGGTATTTTGACACCGACGTGCGCCACGCTGGCCTCGTCCAATACTGTGCCGACACGGTCGCGTAATGTTGCTTTCCTCGTTTACAAATACGGGGTCGCATAATTACTCCGACATCTTGACGGACGCGGAAACCTTCGCGCACTTGCGCGTTGGTTCCGCCCCGTCGGATTCGGCATTGATTCAGCGCATCCGGGACGCGGCCTTGCAACAAGTGGAGGCCCGCGCCAATGTCTCGTTGCGCCGCGGAACTATGTCCGCAAAATTGACCGGGTTCAACCCCGGCGCATTCCCAATCGGCCCCAACGTCAACGTCACTTCGGTGCAGTACGTTGGGGCCGCCGGGGGTGCGGCACAAACGTTCGATTCGGCGAATTATTCGTTCAGCTCGCAAGGCAACGTCCAACGAATCGTGTTCTACAATACGCCCGGAACACACCCGTACACCCTGGAACCGGTGACAATCAATTTCGAAGTCGGTTACAATGCCGCCGCGGACATCCCCGGCGACCTCATCCAAGCCGCATTATTGCTGGTTGGGCATTTCTACGAAAACCGTCAGGAAAACACGACGGGCATGATGCCCGCCGCGCTTCAAACCGGCGTCGACGCGTTGTTGTCGCCATATCGGGTCATGTTTTGAATATTGGCCGCCTCGACCGTGAAATTGAAATCCAACAAGCGTCCCTAAGTAATCCGACGGACGGTTGGCGGGATCAAACGGAAACGTGGACAACCACCGACACCGTTTGGGCAACTCGGAAAGACAAGACCACATCCGAGGCGGGCGACGTGCGCCAAAACGTGGCGTTGACGGTTACCGAATGGACGATTCGGTTTTTGACTGACGTCACCGTTCAAAACCGTGTCAAATACGGCACGGAAATTTTTTACATCACCGGCATTCGTGAATTAGGCCGTCGCGAGGGTCTTGTATTGGTCACCGAAAAACGAGACAATGGCACGGGGTGACGGTTTCACGGTTGAAATAAACCAGGCGGAATTAGACAACATCCGCCAGTTGATGAAGCGCGTTCCTGAAAAAGTCGGCGACCGCGCGGTGGTTTCCGCTATGAAAAAAGCCATCGAACCGGCACGGTTGGCGGCCATTGCGAACGTCAAGGATCGCACCGGGGCGTTGGCAAAGGGCATCAAAACGACGCGAGGTAAAAAGGCCCGCAACGGGGCGCCGGAAGTGGTTGTATCAACCCGCCGAGCCAAAACCGAAATGTTGCGCCCGCCAGGTTCCAAAAAACCAATTCGGGTGAACCCGCGGTTTTATTTGCACCTGGTTTTGTTGGGCACCCGTGCCGGCAAACGAACCGCCGGCGTCGGTAAGGTGGCAAAAACCCGCGCCGATGGATCAGAGAAATTTTTTCGTGTTCCAACTGGCCGCGGCATCGTCCAAAAAAAGACCATCAACCACCCGGGCGGCCGTCCGAACCCAATTTTTGACGACGCCTTGCGCGGGCCAATCCGCGCCCGTGCCTACAACGATTTGGCGTCGTTCCTCATTCCGCGATTGAAGAAACTCGCGGACAAATACAATGCGCGGTGATTAATGGCATTCTAAAAAAACTCCAGGATTCGGCCACGGTGACGGCATACGTTCCCGCGGGTCGAATCTTGCCGTTGGTGCAAATGCAAGGCGATGAGGTGCCCGCAATCCTTGTCGACTTGGAAGGCACCCGCACCAACGAATCCAAGTCGGCAACCAGTCGCGCCGACGACAACGACGTGGCCGTGGTGGTCATTTCCGAGTCGGCGAAGGAAGCGTATCAAATCGCAAGCGCATGTCGCGACGTCCTGGACGGATTCGCGGGCGAGTCTGACGGCGTACAAATTGCCGAATGTCGGTTCGTCAATTGGGCCACCGACGAGGCCGACGGCGGTCGCCTGTTCATTTTGTCGTCGGCATACAACGTCGCCACCATGCGCGGCGGCGCAACGGCCATCGTTTCCGGCACCGTACCCACGGGGCCGATAACCATTCGCGAGGTCGACGGCGCCCCGACGTTGTCCGCCTCGACGTTGATTGTTCCCAACGGATCGTTGACGGCGTCAGGCAACGACGCGACATTGACGTTTCCCGTTCAGGCGTCAAACGTGTATTTGGCATCGGCCAGCCAATCCACCGACACATCAAACATCGGGTCGACCGCGGTCACCATTGGTTTGGACACGTTGGATTTTGCATCGGGAACGGGGTTCAACGTAACGTCAAACCAATTTCGTGGCCCGGCCGGCCGCTACATTATCCAAGCGCATTTAACGTTCACGGCAACCACAAACCACGAATTGCCGCACGTCAAGTTGCAAAACAACGGCGTGACTATGGTCACGGGCACGTCATACATAACCGGCCAACATGGCGACGACCATACATCGGTAACCATTGGGGCGTCGTTTGAAGGCACCCCGCGGTTCACCTTGGAAGCGTACAACCAGGCCGATGGAAGCGACGAAATCGTGTGCGACTCGGCTTCAATACAAGTTACGGTCATTCCATCATGAACGAAATCGCCGTTGCCCTCATCACCGCGTTGACCGGTTCCACCGCGTGGTCGTTTTACACCCGCCAACAAAAAAACCGTTTCCGTGAGCGCGAACAACTTATCACCGAGTTGCGGCAATGGCGCGACGACTGGAAAACCCGTGCCGAGGAACTCGACCGCAAGGTTCAACAATTGTGTGTCGAAAACGGCAAATTGCGGGCACAAATCGAAAAACTGGAAACCCATATACAACACCTCACAAAATGACCGAAACACCCTGGTACATTGAAAACGTGTGGATCATTGTCGTCGCCCTAATGGGCGCGGCAAAAGTCATCATCAATTTGGTGCCCACCGAAAAACCGAAGTCGGTTTTCGGCGTTCTCGACAAGATTGTGAACGCCCTCATTCCTGACAACATCAAAAACGAGAACTGATGGCAACGACGGGAAAAGTAAAATCAAACCTCCTTGCGGTATTTGTGGAACGCATTTACGACGAGGACGGAACGGTGACCGCGGTCGGTGGACTCGGCGGAACCGAAGACACATATAACGCCGTGGGCGCCAGCAACAACGCCACGTTGTCGTTGACTCGCGACACCATCGACGCAACGAAAAAGGAAAACGACGGTGCGCGGGTTATCCTGCCCGCCGGCGAACAATTTCAAATGACGTGCGAAGGTTTCGTGATGTATGACGAAACGACTACGTTCACGGGCCTGGATTTGTTCGACATTTGGAAAAACAAATACAAGGTCAAATTGGCCTGGATGACCGGCGTCGACGACGATTACATGTTCACCGGCGAGGCGTATTTGGTCAACTACGAACAGAGCGCCGGCACCAACGACGCCGCGACATATTCTTGCACTTTTGAGGGCACGGGATCGATTGTGAAAAACCAAATCGATACAAGCGCCGACACCATTCAACACGTCTAAATAATGGCCGCAGACTCCACCGGGGTGATTCGTTCGAATTCCCTTTCCGTTTACATTTCCACGACCGCCGGCGCGATTACGTCCGCCGACCCACCCGCAATCGACAATGCGGCATATTGGGATTTGGTCGCCAACTCCACGTCCGGCGAAATCAGTTTGACCCGAAACGCAATCGAGGTCAGCGACAAAGGTTCAAAAGGTCGGGAACATTTGCTCGATTTTCTGGACTGGTCGGTGACCGTTGAGGCGCAAGTACGCTACGACGGCACGATGCCGGCCAACGGCACGATTCGCAATGCCGACGCCATGCAAGCGTTGTTCGCCGCCGGAACCCGCGTTGCGGTCGCCTGGACGACGGGCGCACAAACTGATTCCCCGGCCGCGTCCGATCCCGTCGTGTTTGGTTACGCCTATATCACCGAATATTCGGAGTCGGCCGGCCTGAACGATGTTGCGACGGTTTCGATGACGTTCACCGGCGACGGTTTGGTGACGATTGGCGACGTTGGCGATTCCGACAAATTCCAAGTTCCGTCGGCCTAATTTTGGGCCATGAATAGGTTTCTCGGCGAATTGTCCTTCGATGTCGAAGGCATCGAATTGAATTTGCGTCTCGACTTCAATGCGTTGAGGTTGTGGGCGGAAAATGACGAATGCGAATTCAACGAGGTTGCGGAACGTTTGCAATCCGGTGATTTCCGTCACATATGTGAATTTTTGTGGCATGGTCACCGTTCATGGTGCCACCGCAACGGTTCGATTCCGCAAGTGGATCGAAACCAATTCATGGCGTTTGTGTGCGGTCGAGACCCGGAGGAACTGGCAACCGCCGTTGGAAACGCCTTGTCGTTGGGAAACAACGAGGGGGCGGGGATGGAGTAAAAACCGCCCCGCCCCTTACGTTCGGCGATGTGTACGCCCACGCGATACGTTGCGGGGCATGCCCTTTTGAGTTTTGGCACATGACGTTGGCACATGTTCAATGTCTAATTCAGCGACCGGAACTTGTCGACGAACTGAATTGGAATCGAACCGCCACGTCGTTGGCCCTCACGGCGAACGTCAACCGCACTTCGAATTCGCCGGTCATTAGGCCGGATGAATTCCACCCGTATTCCAAACCCAACGAACCCGCCGCCGTCGACAAGTCGGTTGTGGATCAAATGCGAAGTTTTTTAAATGGCTAAATCCGCCGCGTTCAACATACTGTTTGGGGCCAATACATCCGGCCTCAACAAGGCGTTGACCCATTCCAGCAAACGCATTCGTGCGTTTTCGCAACGCATGTCGAAGATTGGTTCGACGTTGTCGAAATCGGTCACGTTGCCCCTAATTGGTCTCGGCGTCGCCGGTGTCAAATCGGCAACGCAAATCGAGACCATGCAAACGTCGTTTGTCAGTTTGGCCGGAGGGGCGAAACAGGCGGGTGACTTGGTCAACAAACTGAACAAATTCACGGCCTCGACGCCGTTCCAATTGGAAAACGTCGCCAGCGCCGCCCGGCAATTGATTGCATCGGGGACGGGCGTTGGTGAGGTTTCAACGCAATTGCAATTCCTCGGCGACATTGCCGCGACATCGGGGGCGCCAATTGAAGACTTGGCCTCGATTTTTGCGAAGGTCAACGCAAAAGGCAAAGTCGAGTTGGAAAACCTGAACCAACTCGCCGAAAGGGGCATTCCCATTTTCACAACCCTGGCCGAGGCAACCGGGTTGCCGGCCTCCGAAATGGGCGCCGGCGCAATTAGCGTCAACGAATTCAACGCCGCGTTGCAAAACATGGCCGCCACCGGTGGGTTTGCCGAAGGCGCCATGTCCAGGTTGTCACAAACGACCGCCGGCAAGTTGTCCACCGCAATGGACAATTTCAAATTTGCCACGGCCGGGTTGATGGAGGCATTCATGCCGATTTTGAACCAAGGGATCGAATTCGCGACGCGAATGATGAAGGCGTTCAACGACTTGTCGCCGGCGGTAAAACGAAACGTTTTAATCATTGCCGGGTTGTTGGCGGCCGCTGGCCCCATCGCCTCGGCGGTCGGCGCATTGATTCCGATTATTGGCGCGATTACCGGCCCCGTCGCGGCGGTGGCCGCGGCAATTGCCGGCCTGGCTTATTTGACGGTCACGAACATGGACGTCGTCGAACCGGCCATCATTTCGGTCGTGAACGCCGTCATTCAATTCCAAAACCAAACAAAGGCACTCGGCGTCATCTTCGCCGCCTTGAAAGGTTATTTGGTCGGGTGGTTCAATTTTGTACGCCTCGGATTCCGAAGCCTGTTCAACATTTTGTCGTCCTTCGGGGAAGCGATTTCCCTTGTAATGTCCGGCGAGTTTTCTAAGGCCGATGACGTAATTGTAGACGCCTTCAGACAAATTGGAACACAATTTGCAGAAACCGGGCGAGAGGCGGGGCGAAATATGATGGACGGAATCAATGAGGCGATGACCGCCGGCGACATTGATTTGTTGGAGCCCGGCGCCTTAACGGAAGGCATCAACCGAATAATTTCAGACGTTCAAGGCATTTTCACTCCCAGCGCATCGACGGCGGGCGCTGGCGGCGCCGAACAAGTGCCAACCGCGGGGGCCGTCATGGCATCCAGTACGGGCGGCGCAACTGATGTCGGCGGGTTGTTGGGTTTTTTGGGTCAAGGACTCGAAAGAGACAAGGAAAAATTAGAAGAGGTCGCCACCGTGGCCGAGGACGTGGCAATGCGCACACGCAACGCATTTGAACAGGTCGGTGATTCAATCAAAAATTCGATTGGTCAGGCGTTTGACCTGGTCATGGAAGGCGGCGAGAACATGCGCGAAAACCTTAACAAACTCGGCGGGGATTTGCTCAAAAACCTGATGAAAATTGCCATCGGAAACGCCATTGCGGCGGCGTTCTCTCCTTTGTCCGCCGACAACGCGGCAACCGGTGGCCTTGCGGGAATTGCGAAATCGTCGTTTTTGCAAGCTCTCATCCCTGGAATGATGCCAAAACTTGCCCGCGGTGGACTCGCCTTCGGGCCAACAATGGCCGTCGTCGGGGATCAGCCGAACGCCGGCATCAACCCGGAGGTCATCGCCCCGTTGTCGAAACTCCGGCAAATGATGGAACCGCAAGGTGGTGCAATGACGGCCACAATTGCGGGCCGCGACTTGTTGTTGGTCAGTAACCGCGACCGCAACCGCGGCCGCCGGACGTTTGGTTCAATGGCAATCGGCTGATGGCAATCAACAAAATATATCAATCGGAATTCACCGACGTTCGCGATAACGTATGGCGGGTCGACATCTACAAAAACCCGCAAGGCACAATCGCAGTCAAACAATTCGTTTGTGCCGACCCTGGTTTCACGTTGAGTTGGCAGGGCGCCGAAGATGTTTTCACCCCGCTGATTGCGTCGACGTGTACGGTTCCGTTCATTGTAGAAAATGCAGACGACGACGCATTTGTTGCCGCCTTGTTTACTATGGACGAGGGGGAATATATTCTCGAAATTGTCCGCGATCCCGACGGCGACGCCGACTTGCATTGGCGCGGTTTCCTGACCTCGGACAACTTGCAAATTTTTGACCAGGTTCGGCCGTATGTCATCGAGTTGCAAGCGGTCGACGGATTGCAAACGTTAAGTCGTCGAGACCATCCCGAAACGGGCAACCACTCGTTGGCCGACATCATCGTGGACGCCCTCGGCACAATACCGACGGCGGAACGGTTCACCGATTCCGAACCTTTTTTGCGGTATGGCATCGATTACGAACCGCAAGGTTTGCCGACGTACAATGGCGACCCGTTCCGCGAAATGAAAGTTGCGGTCACCACATTAGACCCATTGACCGGCGAAGCGGGCGACACACCAACGGCCGAGGATTCGTTGTTGCAAATGTTGACGTTGCACAATTCAAGGTTGTTCCAGGTCGACGGCGTGTGGAGTATTCAACCCATTACGCGGTTGTTGGACGGTTTGTCGACCGTGCCGTTCAACGCGGTGAGTAAAACCGGCGCGGTTGCAACTGGCGGCACGTTCGTTTTGCCGAAATACCTCGAATCGGGTTCCAAAAAATTGGTCGGCGAATGGGGCATTCAGTTTTTGCCGCCATTGCGACGGATCACACGCGAGTTGAATTACCTCGGCAACCGTCCGTTGTGCGGTGTCGAATTTCCAGGGTTTGACGTTACGTCGCGCATCAACAACCAAACGACACCGGCGACGCCGCCAACATTTACAACGGTGTTGGATACCGACTTTCCCGTTGGCGAAAAATTCACGTTCCGCGCCCGTGTGACGATGGAACAAGACCCGGTCTCGGCGCAAGCGGCCAACCCCCTGGTTCGGTATCGACTACAATTCACGGTCAAGGTCGGGTCGTACTATTTAGGCCGCAACCACGATTTGGGCACCGACACAACGACCGTCGGTGCGGCCAATTTCAACGTCGGCAATTCCGACCAAACCATAGTTCGCCCCGAATCGCCGGGGGGCGTGTTTTGGTCGACAGACTCGGCAACGCGTGTTCAAATGATTGGCGACATCCTGAACGCCGATTTGGAAAATGGACTCGCGGCCGGCGGAACGGATCAATGCGAAATGGAACTTTCGATTGAATCGCCGCCCTTGCCGGCATCGACGGACGTCGATTGCGAAGTGACCGTTCGCGCATACGGTTTCAACCAAACCGGCGGCGGTGTTGCGGCCGCCATTGCCGACGCGGCCGACATTTTTTGCGACCCGCAATTGTTTGTTGGCACGGGTTCGGATTCGGACGTCATCAAATTTGGCGCCACGGCCAGCAACGGCGCAAGTGAGGAAATGGCAATCGAACCGTCGTCGATGTATGGCGAATCGGGCAACGCGAACGATGCGTTCCCGTCAATTTATTTTGGTTCGATTGTTGGCCCTGGCGGGGCGTTGCCGACTGGCTACCAATCCAGCCTGACGACGTCCACGGAATTGGTCAACAACTTGTTGTGCCTTGACCGGTTGCAACACTTCCAAACCGCGCAAGAATTGCGCACCGGATCGGCGTACACCGACGATGTGTTGTCGCCGATGAATTTTTTGTCGTTCGACTCGAAAACGTGGGTTGTGCTGAACATGCAACACACGGCGAAGTCGTCACAATACCGCCTGGAACTCGTCAAAATTGCCGCAACCTCCGGGCCGACATCGGATGCCCTGAACAAACGCAACCGGACAATTTTCCCGCCGCGCACGTTGGCCGGTGGGCAAGATAGTTTACGCCGTGAATTCTACGTCAACACGGCCAGTTTGCAAGCCGACATCGAAACCGAAACGTCGGCACGTCAGGCGCTCACGTTGTCAAGTCTGACGGACGTCAACCCCGGCACCCCATCGCAAGGCGACATCCTGGTTTATAATGACACCGACGACGAGTGGCGAAGCGCGGCCAATTCGAGCGCCGACAACTCGTTGTCAGAAACCGACCAAACGTTGCAAGGCGACCGCACCGTTGATTTGGACGGCAACGTGTTGACCATTGACGACGGATCAACGGACATTTTCAAAGTCAGCACCCACAACGGCGTTCAGGTGTTTGGCGATTTCACGGTTGATTCGGGCGCGGTTGCTGGCGCTTCAATCAAATTGGAAGAGGCCGATTTGTTGGGGCAAAATTTCATTGAATTGAAAGCGCCAATCAGCGTCACGGCCGACACGACATTGACGTTGCCGGACGGGGCCGGCACTTCCGGACAAGTATTATCCACCAATGGGTCGGGAACCTTGTCGTGGGTGACCAGGATTGCCGAAACCAACCCGTTGGTCAAAGGTGCGTTGACCATTGAACGAGTCACCGCGGGCAATGTTCCGCGTTTGTACATCAAAGGCGAGGACAACAACGCCGGCGTTTTTTTGCAAGCGCCCGAAGCCATCGCGACCGACGTCACATTTGAATTGCCCGAAACCGACGGCGACGACGGCGACGTTTTGAAAACCGATGGATCGGGCGTCATGTCGTTTGAAAAGCCGAAGTCGTATCACATCATTGCGTCGTCATTTTATGCGTCAGACGGCAACGGCGATTACATACCCATCGGGGGCACGTTGTCCGAAACCACGTCGTCAAATTATTACACGATTTGGACGGCGCCATGTGCGGGTCGAGTAGTCAAGGCAACCGCCATCGTTTCCGCCACAACCGCCGGCGCCTCAACTCTGACCGTGCGCAAATACCCAATTCCGCAAACCTTCGCAAGCGCGTCGCACACATTCACCGCCACGTTGACAACCGGCACATTTGATTTTGGCGCCTCGGCAACGTTTGATGCGGGCGACCGCCTACAATTCAGGTTTGACCCAACCGGGCGACCAAACGGAACGCAAATTTCAATTTTGCTTGAATTGACACACGAATGACGCTTGACACCTACGACGACGAGGCCCGCGAGGACATCGTGGACGCCGACCGCCTCCGGGCCATCCTGGACGAAATCGAGGCCATTTTGGCCGACCTGAAAAAACGAATCGAAATCCTTGAAAATGCGTAAAATCGACACAATTTGGATTCACTGTTCCGCCACGCCGCCCTCGATGGACGTCGACGCGGAAACCGTGCGCAAATGGCACACCGACGAACCGCCAACCGGCAACGGATGGTCGGACATTGGGTACCACTTTTTCATTGGGCGCGGTGGCCTGGTCGAGTCTGGCCGAGCCATTGACAAGGTCGGCGCCCACGTCAAGGGCAACAACAAAATGTCAATCGGCATTTGTTACGCCGGCGGCGTTAATGAGGACGGCGAACCGTGCAACAACATGAACCGCACCCAACGAGCGGCCATTGTGCAAATCGTGCGTTCGTTGCGGATCGTCCTCAACACGCCGTTGACCTTGAAAGGTCACAACGACGACCCGAACACGAACAAGGCTTGCCCGTCGTTCCGTGTTGACGAGGAATTCGCCGACCTCATCGCCTGGTTGCGTCACTACGATGCGAAAACGGGCAATCGATAAGGTCGCCGACGCCGTCGGGCGTGTCGCTGATTCCAGCGGCAAGCGTATTCGGTGGCGGGTCGACAAAGGCGTTCCCGGCGTCATTTGTGCGACCGCATGCGAACAAATCGTTGTGCATGGCCTGACCTGGCCCGCCGTGGCGCTCGCCTTCGTTGGCGTGTTGCCTTTGTTACGGGGCGACGAGTAGAAACCCGCCGCCCCTAACAACAAAACAAGGGACACACGACGACGCCGTGCCCGACAAAGGTATGTCGGCGCATCAACTCGTTTGTGTGTATAACTTATCGACCACCCGCGTTCATGGCGTGTAATCTGTTCCAATGTTGCCAGGAACAATTACATACACACCATGTCAGAATTTTTTGAATTCTTCGACCGCCCCGCGGGCGGATCAGACTTTGTGCGCCTCAAAGATGGCGACCGCGTTTCGTTGCGACTCATCGCAAAACCCGTCCAGGGATGGGAAATTTTCATCGATGGCAAACCGCGTCGTTGGCGCCCCGATGAGAACATTCCGGATGACATCCAGGTTCCCGAAGGCGAAAACGTGCGCCAGTTCGCCGCCTTCATCGTGTGCCAATACGACGAGGCGAAACCGATTGGTTCGGTCAAGATTTGGTCGGTCACACAAAAATCGATTTTGGCCGACATGCAAAACATGTTCGGCCGCGGCAACCATTGGACGGATTTTGAATTGGTGTTGACTCGCCGCGGCGAAGGCTTGCGCACGACATATTCGTTGAACGGTGTCGCCCGACCCATCGAGCCGGAGTTGTTGCAATTCGCGTCAACGACCGAAAAATTCATCGATTTGGACAAGTTGTATTCGGGCGACAACCCGTTTGTGCAACAACCGCCGCACATCGTGCCCGGCGAGACGTCGAACCCCTCCGGCCTTCCTTTCTGATATGTTCAAATCATGGCAACAACAACAAGGCGAGGTAATGGCGAAAAACGCCCAACGGCGGAAACACCTGAACCACCTTTTCAAGATTCGCGACCGGTCGGAAATGTATCGGAACCGTTATCCCGGCGTTTGTACCGACGTGCAAACATGGGCGCTCGTTCAGTTCCATTTATTGAGTGGATCGACGGGCGAAAATGTGCGCGAGTAATGGACGAGGAACGCACGGACGCCGAGCGCCTGGAAATTTCCGAATTGCGCCGGTCGCGGTGGGCCTTGTTGGCCCATCGCAACCACATTCACGATTTGCGGTTGCACGACCCCGACGGCGAGGTGTACCGCACCGACAAAGAATTGAAACGAGTCAACGCACGGTTGTTCGAGTTGACACAAAACCCCATCTATGAAACATGATTTTTTCCCGTTGTCGTTTTCGAGTTTGAAGGCGTTCAGCGTGTCGCCCTTAAATTTCATTCACTACAAATTGCACAAACCGCCACCGACGGGATCAATGGAGTTTGGCACCCGCGTTCACCTTGCCGTTTTGGAACCTGAACGGTTCGAACGCGACGTCGTGGTGTATGACGGCCGAAGGGACAAACGAACCGCGGAATACCGCGAATTTTTGGATGCGCACCCCGGCGCCGAAATTGTGACGCCGTCCGAAATGGACAGGTTGCAACAATGCCGCGACCGCGTCATGCAACACCCATCCGCGGCCAGTATGTTGGAACATTGCCAACACCGGGAACGCAAAATCGAGTTCACACGAAACAAGGTGCCGCACCGGGGAATCGTCGATGCGCATTCCCACAACGTTGCGATGGACGTCAAAACGGCGGCCCAATGGAAGCCGAGGCAATGGGAAAAGGCCGCATACGACGCGTTGTATTTCGTCCAGGCGGCAATGTATATCCACGGCCTTGCGCAAAACAACGTGCATGTCGACCGGTTTTATTTCCTCGTCATACAATCGGCCGCGCCATTTCACGTCGTGTTGTACGAAATGGACGCCGGGTACATTAACCGCGGGTTCGACATTTGGGATTCGTTGTTGGCCCAATTTGAACATTGGGACGGCACCGCCACGCCGTACAAAAACGGCGACACCTTCCCGATGAGCGGGCCGGCATGGATCAACATCATGGAGGAACGTGGTTAACGGTCGGAATAAGGGAAAGCGGTTCGAATTGCGAATCGCCGAGGTTTGGGCGCGAGTCATGGGGGGCGAACCTCAACGCACTGGATATGTGTCGAAATACCTCGACGACCAGGGCGTTGACCTGACCGACACCGACCCGTTTTACATCCAATGCAAGGCCCACGAACGCTCGTTGCCGATGCACGACATTTTGGACAACATGCCGGAGTCCGACACACATTACAACGTCGTGGTTCACAAACGAAACAATCGAGGTTGCGTTGTGGCGATGAGGTTTGGCGATTTCTTGGAACTGGCCGAAATGTTGAGGCACAACAAGATTTTGTAAGGTGTTCAAATTGGTTTTCAGATGCCCGGCATTGAACGAACGCCGGTTTTGGTATGTGTCGGGCGAGTCCGAGGCCCGGCGCACCATACGTCAACACATGACGACCGCCAAACGGCGGCGCCTGGAAAAATATCGGGACATGGTCGCCGGCGTCGACTTTTTCGTTGAGTTGAAACCGACGTTCGGTGGGTATGACCCGTCGGGCGTCGATACACTTAACTGGCCATGAAGCCCAAACAATACGTCATCCTCACGTCAGAAATTTGGAACATGTCAGAATTGTACCCACGCGAGCGGGTGTTGTTGGCGCTCATCACCGGTTATTGTAAGGGCGGCGGCGCTTGCATCATGTCCAACGCCAAATTGGGCGAGTGGCTCGGCGTTTCGCCGCGTCAAATCCAGCGGTATTTGGGACGCATGGTGGATCGTGAGTTGGTGTATTTCACCCACAACCCGCAACGCGAAATCCGGGTTCGCACCACGACACCCACGACACCCCCCCACGACGTGGAGGACACCCCCCCCACGACGCCGAGTTCGTCAACCCACGACGCCCACGACACCCATATAAGAAAGGATAACAAAATGGATACTATACACCATAATGGTGGGAAAGAAAAAATCCCAACCAACGACGAGGCGGTGGCGACGTTGCGACACCTGGTCGACACGATCCCCGATTGCAATCATGTGCCATACGGATTGTTGTCGACAATGGCCCGCGATTGTCTCAATTATTATGAGGCCAACGACTGGCGGACGAAACGCGGCGACGAAATCCGGCGGTGGCGGCCCGTCCTCGAAAATTGGTTGCGACGCAACGCCGCCAAAATCCCGAAGCGGCGAACGCCCGTCAAGGAATACACATTGCGCGACGTCGAGTGGCACGAACGGCGGTCGGAGTCGTGGCGGAAAAAGGCGGACGAATTGCCATTGTCGGACGAGCGCCGCGCCGACTGGATGAAATATGCCGCGGACGAGTGGCGCACCGCACAACACATCAAACGAACCATTTTAGACAATGCCAAACCTACCTCGAAAACAACTCCGGGTGCCCTGGAATAAGGCCAGCCCGAAACGCGAACGTCGGTCGGATGAACGGTACCATACCCACCGATGGACAAAATTTTCACGTTGGTACCGAAAGACATTTCCGGTGTGTCGGGAATGTGGCAACGCCGCCGAGGTCGTCGACCACATAATCCCGGCGCGACAAATCGAGGCGGAACGGTTTTACGACGTCACCAACATGCAACCGTTGTGTTCCCGATGTCATAACCGCAAACGAGCAACGGACGACAAACAATGGCCGAAATGATTTCGTTCAATTCCTTAAGTGGCGGCCAATCGTCGTCATACATCGCGGCGCATTATCCCGCCAATTACGACGTGTTCGCCCTGGTCACCGTCAGCGACCCGAAGTTGCGGCCAGCGGACGACAAGTTGGTGCAAATGGTTTCGGATCGCATCGGGCGCGAGTTTATCGGCACCGTCGAACAACCCGAAATCATTCAAACGATGTTCGACCTGGAACAATTCACGGGGCGTCGTATCCATTGGGTCGCGGGTCAAACCTTCGAATCAGTCATCGAAAACATCGGGCGGGGATACTTGCCCAACATCATGAAACGGTTTTGTACCTCCGAACTGAAATTGCGACCCATGTTTGAATTTTGGCAATCCCAAATTGGTGAACCGGTCACGACACGAATTGGTTTCCGCATGGGTGAGGAAAACAGGGCGCAAAAAATGCGCGAACGTTGCAACGACGACGGTTTGGTGTCAATGAAACACATCATTGGCGAGTTGGCGGACGGTCGCAACAAATGGGCAACGACACCGTGGCAAAAACCGGAATTCCCCCTCATTCGTGACGGCATTCGTGCCGACACCATTCGGTCGTTTTGGACGGGCAAAAATGTGAGGTTTGCCGAACGCAACAATTGCGTTGGGTGTTTCCATCGCAACCCGTTGTTGTTGCGCAAAATGGCCGAGACCAACCCGACCGAATTTGGTTGGTTCGTAGACCAGGAACAAAAACACGGCGGGCGGTGGCGGTCGGACGTGCCATACAAGAAAATTCGACAACACCGTTTACAATCCGAATTCTCGTTCGACGATTTCGCCGAATGTGATTCAGGTCATTGCGGTCTATGATGCGCCACGGATCGTTGTTTTCCGGCATCGGAGGTTTTGACCTGGCCGCGGAACGCGTCGGATGGCGCAACGTGTACCATGTCGAACGTGACCCGTTTTGCCGGGCCGTATTGAAACACCATTTCCCAAATTCCCGAAGTTTTGAAAAAATCGAAGAATTCGACGGGTTCACCCCAATTGTCGATGTTCTCACCGGCGGGTTCCCATGCCAACCGTTCAGCAACGCCGGACAACGGCGGGGCATCGCTGACGACCGCTATTTGTGGCCGGAAATGTTCCGCATTATTAGATGCGGACGGCCGCGATGGGTCGTCGCTGAAAACGTTTCGGGCCTTGTTCATTGGTCGGGCGGACTGGTTTTCGACACGGTGTGCGCTGACCTGGAACGTGAGGGGTACGAAATCGGGGCGTTTCTTGTTCCAGCTGCGGGCGTTGGGGCGCCACACCGACGGGAACGAATCTTCATTGTTGCCCACGCCCAACACCCAACCGCGACCGCGCACGGTGGATCAGACGAAAAAACGCCGCGAGAAATACGGCGGAACCCGTCGGGGTCTCTACTTGGAACACCTACTCGTCGAGGGGTTGTTGCCGACGCCGACGACGAGTTGTCGCAACGCGGGAACGGCGGTGGAACGGCCCGACGGGCAACCGTCCAGGGCGTCGGAATTGAACCACCTCACGTCGCAAGCGGTTGGGAACAGTTCCCAACTTTCGACCCGGTTTGTTGCGGAAATGATGGGTTTTCCGACCGACTGGACGGAATGCCCTTTCGAAAGTGGCGGTCGGAGTCATTGAAGGCATACGGCAACGCCGTGGTTCCCGCGGTCGCTGAACGCATATTTCGCACCATTCAGGCGGTGGAGGACGGAACGACGTCGTGGGGGCCGTAATCGCCCCGCGAGGCGTCGACCCAATGGCATACATCCTGCCAACAATCGCCGCACCAATACAACGTGACCCAACCGTTCGAGCCAACCACCATTTTGCCGGTTGTTTTCGACTTTTCATCGTGCCGAATGTCGGCACCACACAAAACGCAATCCATGATGCAAAAAAAACGCCCCCGGACGTTTCCGGAGGCGTTTGACCTGACCACATCAACAACGTGGCGGCCTACATGAACCAATTCAGCTTACCCAATGAATAACGGGCCGCCGTGGTCAGGGGTTCAGGTTGCAAGGGCATTGCAACGTTGTGTGGTTGCGATACCGCCGCGATTCGTAGGTGTCGTCCACATCGAAACCAAAATTATCGATGATGTCGGCCACCTCGTCGATTTGCGGTTCGGTCAACAAACCCGATTTGTTGCCGTGGCGAACCACCATCCAAAAACCACTTTCGGCCGGTGCATTTTGCATTGCAATAATTTGAAACCCGCGGTCGTTCAATGCTGACGTCACGTCGCCAATGCGCGACATGTATTCAACGGAACGCGGTTCGTGCCGGTCTATCTTAACGCTGAACATGCGAACGCCGTCAATGTCGACGGGTTCAACAAATGCCAAATGCCGCAAGTTTTCGCCGGTCAACATTTTGCCGTGACCGTCGCGAATGGCCTTATCCTCACAAAGGTGTTGTTGTGTGTACTGTTCCAAACACGGAAAACCGTTTTCGGTCAGGTGGTTGTTGACGCTTTCGAGGTTCGAAAAAAGGTGAGTCATAATGTTGTTTTGTTGTTGTTGGGTGCAATCTACACACAACGATTCATTGGGCCAAAAAAAACGCCCCCGGATTTCCGAGGGCGCTTCATTGGGGTGGGTGATGGTCAGACTTTCGCGGCGTCGTTCAGTTCAGTGAAAAACGCCACCGGACGAACGTTCGTCGGGTTTTCGTCGGTGTGGCAACCGTATTGATTAAACACGCGACGAACAAGGGTGTTGTGGTCGTGCCACACCTGACCGCCGATGGTGTTGACGTCGCCGGCCTCGTCAATATAGCGGACGAACAATTGGACGCCTTCGGTGTGGCCGAGTTCAGGCCACGCGGGGTCGTTCAAACGTGTGACGACGAACGTTTCGATGACCTCAATTTTGACGTTCGGCATGTTGTCCGTGACCTGGTCGACCAGCAACGTGGACATGTAGGAACCGGAACCAATGGGGGAATAATATGACATTGTTTTGTTGTTGTTGGGTGCAATCTACACCCAACGATTCATTGGGCCAAAACTTTCTTGCACATTGGCACGGCGTCCCCATTATAATGTATGACCCTGTTCAGCGCGAACCGCAATGCAACGGGCGACATTGAATTGACGCGGTCACAATGTAGGTCGTGCCCCGCCCTGGTCGCCATGTCCTCGACGTAATCGATGACGCGTTCGGCGAGGTCGCGGCAATGTGGATCAGCGGTGCGCACCCAAACGCACAACCCCCGACCCGATGCCGAGACGCCCACCAACTCGGCCCACGATTGTGCGGCGAACCACCCCCCCAATTTGTGGAGGCCATCACCGGCCAACCAATCGTTGTGTGCGGCGTCGATGTCCAGTTGAACACGGCGATGCAATGCGACAACGTGAGCGGCCGAACGCCCCCCCCTGGTCGTGGCGTGTGGCAAACACGCATGCAATTGTTGTTTCGCGGTTCGTAACGCTGGCCCGTCGAGGTGTTCCAGGTCGCAAGATTGTTCGAGGAATGCCCTTACATTGCATGTTTCAACGTGCCGCGCTCGGCAATTGGGCAGGATCGTGAGGTTTTGTTGTGTGTTGTGCATGCAATAAGATACAACGCAACCCGGTGGGGGTCAGCAACATACACGCAAAAAACACCATGAC